ACAGACATCAACTTAATTTCGATAACGTCGCTCTTGGACGACTTCCCACTAATGTTACAACTGATCCCTCAGTTAGGTCATTGCGTGAACTTACTTATCTACCCAAGGGTGAAATGGATCCACACAATGTAAAAGACTCTGATCCAAGAGTCGGTAAATTACCAGACGAAGTTTTGGACTGGATGAAATTAGATGGAACATCATCAACCAAATAATGATGACACTATCCCAAGATGGTTTTATAATACTGTAATTTCAATGGGGATCATGGTGTTTGTTGCTTTTGGACTAATACTACTAGGAATGATATGAAAGACAAAGAATTAGAAGAAATCAAAAAACAATATCGAGAAGCAGCTGCAATGGATGGATGGTTATTTGGAGACTATGATGCCTATGAAGCATTTGGTATAAATAAAAAGAAAAAGTCTGATAAAGATGAATCTTTTTGAGAAGTTAAAAAATAATAAAAGATTAACTGAAAAATCAGTGATGGGGAAGAATTTTAGTGTATACCTTAGAGAAAAGAGAGAAAAAAGATCAGATGCATATAAACAATATCTAAAATCAAAAAAGGGATTTGAAAAAGGATTTAAGGGTAGTATAAAACCAACAATTGTACAACCAGGATTAGATTTATATAAAGCAGGTGGACCATTTATACCTGATAAAACAACATATGTAAGTGGTAAGAAAACTCCAAGAATGGAACCCAAACCACAATTTGGACCAAGTAAAACAACAACAACTACTAGAAAAGTTGAACCTCGTACAGCATTAAAACAGGCAGTTGCTGATATAAGGGCATCGGATAAAAGATTATATGATGCTGGTGTAAAATCAAAGACTACTTTTTCTCGTCCACAACAGAAAAAAATTGAGTTAGATATTATTAAAGGAAATGAAGCTAGACAGAATAGAATTAATAGAAATACAATTGGACAACCTGAAGGAGGATCATTTCCAGAAACTCAAGCATCAAGACAGGCACAGAGAAGGTATGTTAATAGAAAAGCAGGACCTCCTTCATCTAGGGGACCATATTATGATCCAATGTTTGGTGATAGTGATTATGTTGAAAGACCAGGTGGTGGAACAAGATCCTCAAAACCAAAACCAAAATCAAGCACTATAACAGTTAAACAATCAGAGATATCAAAAAAAGCATCAGACTATACAGATCAAATTAATAAAACGAGACTTGATAAAAAGGCGAAGGTCACATCTTCAACTAATCGTCCTGTTACAACTCAAGGAAAAACATTCAAACAAATATCTAAAGATTTTGATCCTTATGTAAAAGATCTAGAAACAAAGAGAGAAACATTAAGAAGTAAAAGAGGTAAGAAAGACGTAGATAAAATTAGACAAGTAAACAGAGATGCTAAAACTGCTAGAAAACTTAAAAAATTATATGCACAACAACCAGGTTCTGTTAAAGGTACTGGTGCAATAATTAAGAGAACTCCTAGTGTAAAACGTGTACTCTCTGGTGTAAGTAAATCAGATAGAATTACCATGCCTAAAGTTAACACACAGAAAAATCCATATGTGTCTAAGACCCCACCAAAACCAACAGGTAAGTTTAAGAATCTAATGAATAGGGTTAGAGCAAATAAATTTGTTAGAGGAGCAGCTAGAAAGGTTAAAAATATCAAACCAGCAAGAGGAGGTTTATACGCTTTGGGTGCATATCTTGCTTATGATGCATTAAGACCTAAGAAGAAAAAATTTGATAATAAAGCATTAGATGTTACTAAATCCGATTATCAAGTAAAACCATCTCAAACACCATCATTAACTGGTAATAATCCTTCTAAGTATGCAATTCGTAGTCGAACAACAGGTAAACCAATAAGATATGCACTAGGGTCAGGACCTAAAAAGGATGATCTAAAAAATACATACGTTCAAGGTGAGAAACAGTTGCAAGCAAAAATAGCAAAAAACTTTAAAGATGCGAAAAGTAAAGCTGGATTTTCATAAATAGTCTTGAAGAATTTGATTTAACAATGTTTGGAAACTCAAAAGAATATCAAGACATACAGAAACTATATTTGGAAAAAGTTTCTAAACCAGAACAACTTGATGAAGGACTTAAAGATTTCATTGATAAAGGTGGTGTAGCTGGTGCTATCAATAGGTCAATGAAAAAAAATGAACCAATAAAAAAACTTCGTAAAGCAGTCTCTAATATTGAAGTAGGTTCATCAACAGATAGTAAGAAGTTTAAACCATTTAAAAGTCTCGCTCCTAAAAAACCTATAGGATCAAATACAGATACATCTTCTGAAATTGAATCAAGTGAATCAGAATTTAAGGCTAATGAAGGTGGAAAGTTTAATCAAGCGATGAAGAATAAAATGTCTTCTTCATCAGGTTCTACAAGACCAACTGCACAAGACTTGGCGAAACAAAGAATAGGTTCTGGAACAGCAAAAAATCCAGATACAACTATAGCTCAAGCTAATCAAAGAAACAGAGATGCAATGAGAGATAGGGCTAGAGCACGTAATGCTGCCTTCCAAAAGAAAAGGGAAGAGTTCAGACAAAATAGAAAGGCAGGTATCAGTAATAGTAAACCACAACCAAAAGTTAAATCACCAATGGATATGAGAGGTGAGTCATATGATGCATATGATGTGGTTCTTGAGTACTTGCTAACATCACAACAAGCTGCTACAATAGAAGAGGCAAACTACATCATGACAGAAATGGATGCCGAAACAATTCAAGATATTGTATCACAGCAACTGAATGAGCAAAATTGAGTTTTCGTTAGAACTACTTCGTAAAGAGATCAAAAAAATTATAAACGAAGTTCTTGACGAACGTGAACTGAAAAAAAAGATGGACGGTCCGCACGACGTTCCAGAAGAATATTGGTAGAAAAGTCTTATAAATAGAGTGCCATACAATACTCTATGATCTCAAAATACGACAAACTTTCTATCCAACGTAATCCATTTAGAGAATACTCTAAACCAATCCAACACAAATACAATAACACCAAGTACTCTCAACTTAGAATTTATTTTAAGTGTGAGAGTATTTACTTTAGGGAACTTGAGGGTCGAAAGGAGTCTCAGGAGTCGGAGAAAGCCAGGTAACTGGATGCTTTACGATTACGACTCCTTCAATTACTCTTTCAACTACATTATCAGGATCAGTAAGCATCAGTTCATAAAAATATTTACCGTCTGCGATTGCTCCTGTCTGTGCTGCTGTAAGTGATATTCTAACTTTACCTAGTGATCTATTTGTAAATGCTAAGTTAAATGCTGTTAAACTACCAAGATTTAATGTTCTTTGCATTTTACAAGAACCAGTAAATCCTGTTAAATCTTTAGCACTATTTGATTGACTGTCTTCAAGCAAAAATGTTTGCTCAAAATCAGTAAATTTATAAATTACTAAATTGGTGCTAAAGACGGTCATATATTTTTATTTCTATTTATGGTGAACCATAATAATGAACGAAGGTATTAATTCCTGATCTTACAAGGGCATTTCCTTCAACTGCAACAAACTTAAATCCACTTGGTCGAGTTAGAATAATATCATAAACGTGCCTACCACCTTGAAAAAATTTAGTGATGGTGCTTGCAATTGAAACATTAATTAATCCATCAGCAGCACTTTTAATACCAACTTGTATGTCTGCAAATCGATAATTTTGTGGACTTTTTCTTAATTTTGATTGAGCAGTAAAACCTGTTAAATCGACAACACCAGAACCATCAGCACTTAATATAGTTAAATCTTCACTAAAAGTCTCGCCAACATTGATAGTTATATTTTTTCTATAGACAGTCATCTAATTCATTCTTTATTGAATATTTATGGATATATAGATATAAAGATACTTATGAACGAATGGGTGAAGCAGATTATGAAAATCCCTGGCACTACAAAGGTACAGCTTTCACTTCTGACGATATTGGCGATTTCTTCGGTTACGTCTACCGCATTACAAATATCCAGTCGGGTAGGCAATACATCGGTAGAAAATATTTCTACCAGAAACGAAAACCTAAAGGAGGCAAGCGACGTATTACGTCAGAGTCTGACTGGAAGCGGTATTACGGAAGCTCTGACGAACTTAAACAAGACGTTAAACAATTTGGTAAAGATAAATTCCGAAGAGAAATCATAAGTCTTCATGAAACACTTGGTAAAGTTAACTATGAAGAAACAAAACAATTATTTCTTCACAATGTATTGATGGAGTCACTTGACGACGGGACACCAATGTACTATAATAGTAATATTCTTGGACGATATATGAAAAAAGATTATGGCAACTTCAAGTAATGCAGTTCGTGACACCTATTATTGGGCACTAGATCGAATCAAAACACTGACGAAGGATGTCAAAGTAAAAAATGGTCACTTTGATTTTCGTTGTGTCGATGACGCAACCGCTATCAGTCAAGAATTTGAAGAGTGGTTAGAAGCAAAAGATTGTAATACTGCTGATGATATTGATGTAATCTTTCTAGAATATATCGGTCAAGGCAGTGAATATGATTAACAAATTTATTAAATAGTATTATGCTACAAAAAATCGTAAATGGAATCGCTATTGTTAGTGGTGTTGTATCTCTCACCGTCGTGGGTACTGTTGGTTATGTATATGTTCGCAAGGATGCAATCATCGAGAACGTTAAGAGTAAAGTACTAGAATCTGTACTACCTGCAGGACTTGGTGGAGCAGTTGGTGGAGGATTACCATCATTACCAGCACCATCAGCAGACGCACCTGATGCACCTATAGAACTACCATCATTCTAAAACAAGGTTAAAGTGGCTATATAAATATAGACACTCTAATCTAATGGCAGACGAAGCAAAGAAAAAACCACAAGGTCCTTTAGGAAGATTGAAGGAACTTGCAACAGATAAAGAAGAACAACTTGAACTACTAAGTGTATTAGTAAGGATAGTTGTTCTTTTTTGGTCAGGAGCGATACTATCATTAAACTACGTTACTATTCCTAATTACGAAAAAGATAAGATCGATCCAACTTTCATAGCTTCGGTATTTACGGGGGTCCTAGCTACCTTCGGAATCGAGACTGCTAAGAAGAGAGGAGATGGCACAATGAAAGTCGGTGGAGGTAGTGGTCCTGGCGGAGCAGTATCAAAGCAAGATATGGAAAAGTTGATTGAGAAAGCAACTCAAGCAGCTCCTGCTCAAACTATACGTATCGAACAGGCACCACTTGTATTATCACCAACACCCCCTGCACCAAAAAAAGATGACAAAGCATAGGGTATGGAAAACATCAAATGGTCTAAATGGTTAGCACTCGGACTAGGTGGTATTGTTGGAGTGTCTCATATTGGAATGATAGGTTTATTATCTAATCGTGAGAGCAAACTACCTAGTATTAATGTGCCTGTAGGACCTTATACATCATATAACGCAGAAGTAAACAGAGACGGATACAAGATAAGTTATCGTGCAAACGATCCTAAAGTAATGCGTGTGGAAAGGGATGTGAAGAAAAAAGGTGGGTTTCTGGGGTTGGCTAACAACACTGAGAAAGTCGTGGAACAGTACACAATGGACGGTGCAGTTCACACAAAACCAATTACAACAACAATCACAAACCAAAACTCCAAGTCCGAAGCTTGCATCAAAGCAATCGGAGGAGCAGAAAACACAGGCAGGTTGGTTGGTTCCAGTGTTGGTGCTAGTGTTGCTCCTTCCGTTGCTTCTATTCCTATTATTGGTTGGGTTGCTGCTGGTTGGGTAACAATGTTCTCAGGTAATCAAGGTGCAGAAATCGGTGGTGGAATGGCAGAGGACTTAAACAAGAACTGTTGACTTAATAAATTATTGTGATAGAATACAACTATGGAAACACATAGAAATACGTTGCGTCTGCTTCTCAAAGAGAGAGCATATAAGCACGGACAATTTACTTTATCATCTGGTAAAGAATCAGAACATTATATAAATTGCAAACCTGTCACCTTATCTTGTGAGGGTAATGCACTTCTATCACATTTGATGATAGAACATGTTGAAGATAATGCAGTCGCAGTAGGTGGTCTCACTCTAGGTGCTGATCCTCTAGTTTGTGGTATTGCACAGAAGGCATACTACTCTGGTAAGCATATTGATGCACTCATTGTAAGAAGAAATCCAAAAGGACACGGAACAAAAGAAGTAATCGAAGGTAATAAACCACCAAAAGGTTCAGTAGTTACAGTTTTAGAAGATGTAACTACAACTGGTAGCAGTGCAATTAAGGCAGTAAATGTATTAAGAGATGCAGGATATATCGTAAATCGTGTCGTTGCAATCGTAGATCGACAGGAAAATCATAAGGTGTGGGAAAATAATGAACTTGAATTTATCTCTTTGTTTACATTACAAGATATAGTCAAGTAAAGGTGTGGGAGTCCACACATTAATGCGTAATTATACCTAGTGTGATATACTATATAATATGTACTGGAGTTGAAAAGAATCATGTCCCATTACGAACTAGGTTGGCACGACCAAAACAACGAACACCATGAAATTGGTGAATATGCCGAAGATGCTTTTGAGGCAGCAAGAAATGCAAGAGAGGATGTACCGTATCTACAGGTACATCCTTTTTCTTTGGATTCAATTAAGGAGATTAAATGAAAAATCTACCATACAAATCAGCAACTATCATTTTAGGAACAATCGCTTTCGCTATAATTGTACTTCCTAGATTTGCATACTTATGAAAAAATTTAATACACTGGTTTTAGATACCACAATATACATCATAGATTTTCTCTACAGAGGTAGGGACTTCCAAAGATTTTGGGTATTAGAAGTGATTGCAAGAGCACCTTACTTCTCGTTTATTAGTGTATTACATTTTCGTGAGTCATTAGGTTTAAGAGGTGAAGACCATACCTATCTAATGAAAGAACACTTCTATCAGGCACTCAATGAAACCGAACACTTGGAAGAGATGGAGAATCGTGGAGGTAATGAATATTGGATCGATAGATTCTTCGCTAAACACTTGGTTCTTCTTTACTATTGGATTATGGTTGCTTACTACTTCGCTAGTCCAATAAATGCATATGATATTAATATGAAGATTGAGAAACACGCATATGAAACTTATGTTAAGTACCTTGCGTATCATCCAGAGGATACAAAAATTGAGCAGATTGCCCAAGACGAACTCGATCACGCAAGAGAATTGCAGGTTGCAATGTCAATGATTCAATGATATAATATGATTATTCACGCAGTTGTGTATCTATCAATCTTTACACTTCTGATTTTAGCATTTGGATTTTTTGACCCATGAATAATGAAGACATCAAAAGGATTGCTGACAGTCTTGAAAAGATTGCAACAATCTTGGAGAGTAATGTGCATATAAATATTGATCACGGACACATCGAACATATCGATCATCTGGATCATGCCACTATTGATAATGGTGACATTAATACTCACCCGAAAACATTTTAATGGAAAAACCTTACGACGATTCTAATTGGAGAGAGGAGTATAAGAGTTACACTAGTAACAAAAAAGAATTAGATTTACTAGAAAACGGTCCTCATAGTCTTGCTCAGTCTTGGCATCTCCAAGCAATGTATGGTCAATGGAAGGTAAAAAAAGGATATCATAAATTAGATCCAAAAGAAAATGAAGGGCAATTACAATCTTCATTGCAAGAATTTTTTGAAAGACATAAAGATCAAGGTATTTAATTATTATGCAACCTTCTGATGCCATAAATAGTGCATTAGATGATTATTTGGAGAAAGTAGAGAGTAGTGGCACTAAAAAAACCAAGTGATTTTATTAACGGTGGTAATCCCAAGGATACTAATGTTAATGAACCTTTCACAGAAATCAAAGAAGAATTTAACCAGTATAGTTGGAGTCGAAATAAATTAGACGAACTAAAAAGACAAGTTGATAATGTCACTAGTTCTCTGAATTATTCTCTAGCTGAAACTGTTGATAAAAATCTTAACTTCTTATCACAAGAATATAGTGATCTCCTTGAGAAGTTTAATCAAAAAATAATCACATTAAAAGAAGAGATTGATAATAAAGTAGATACTCTACAAAGTTCTAATACGGATTTGTTGGCAGATATTGAAATATTAGATAAGAGACAAAAGAAAATAAATTCTCGTAATATTGATAAGATTACAGAGGAAGTTTTAGCAGAGATAAAGATTATCCTATCAGGTGATTTCAAGAGTAATATACAGAGACTTGAAGAAAAAATTGATAATGTAAGTAACTCATATCAAACACTTAATGAGGGTTTATTAAATGAACCCCCATCAACTGATAATAGTGATCCACTTACACCCCTAGATCAAAACTTTGTCACTCAAAAAGATTTAGCAGATCATTATACAAATTTTCTTAATAGAGTTCAAGCACAAATAGCAACCATTGGTGGTGGTGGTGCTGTTCGTATTGATCAATTAGATGATGTTGAGATTTCTACCGCAAAAGTAAATGGTAAGTTTCTTAGATACAATTCAACAAAAGGAAAATGGGAAGGTGCGGATGCCTCTGGAGGAGGTGGTGGTAGTGGAATATCTAATGTTGTTGAGGACACCAGCCCGCAGTTGGGAGGCAACCTTGATTTAAACAATAAGAATATTACAGGCACTGGTAATATTAGTATCACTGGTAATGCAAATGTAAGCACTTTGAATGTTGTTGGTGTATCTACATTCAATGAGGATGTACAATTTAAAGGTGCATCATCTAATATGACATGGGATAGATC